GAGTTTGTCATTGTTCCACCATTTATTACTGGTGTGTTTACAGTAGGAGTATTTATTACTGGTGTAGATAATGTTTTATTAGATAAGGTTTGAGTATGTGTTAATGTAACTATTTGTTCTTCTACAGGTATTAATGCTCCTATTTTGTTAAAATTAGCCATTACTTCGCTTGATTTAATTAATGTGTTCGCCTGGAAATTATAATCAAATACTAATGACATTACTTTAACTCCTTTAATGTTCCTATTATAAGCATATTATATAAACTAAATTTTCTATTCTTATTATGTGATAGTTTTATTGCAAGCGAATAGTTATCTAATTGTGATGGTATTGCTATATCCATTGATAATTGAGCTTTATCCCCAACAAAATTAGCTTCATCCCAATCACTTATATCCCAATATGCCATTTGACCGGTATAAGATGTTGCATCAATAACATAATCCCATTGATATTCATACCAAGTGTTCTTTATAAATGTTGCTGTAACTCTTTCTGTATCTCTATCTATATTAAACCTAACTCGACCAATTTCTTTTAATAAGTTTGGAGCATCAAAATTAAAAAACTTGGTATGAATAATAGTTATTATTGGCGTCTCTTCATATTTATAATCTTCATTCAATTTCAACAAATATCCATTCGAAGAAGATAGTGCATATTGTTCACCATTGTCTTCACTACCTGTATAATTTATATAACTTGAAATAGGTCTATCTTTTATCAAGAAAAAAGCTTTTTTGTTATTTCTTAATAATTCTATTGATAACAATATTTCTTTATTATTATAATTAGATAAATTATCCTTTATAGATAAATAGTAATATCCATCATATACAGTAGATGTAATTCTATCTAAATTATATATATCTATATTTTTTAACAGGTCTTTAATATTATCACCTAATGTTATTAAATTGGAACCATCAAATGCATATATATTGTCTTCACCAAGAAAAATATGAACACCATCTACTTCCTGTATGCTATGAGGTGCTATACACCCTATTCCTTTTTGTCTTGCTTCTTGTGTCCAGTTATAAAGATTATCACCGCTTAATACCCATATGCTGTCTTTTTTATATATTATTAAATCGTTTTTTAATGTTTTAATAGCAGTTATTGGATCACCATCACCATAATTTGTGTTAAATATATCACCTTCTGTTCCAGACCAATTTGCATCATCATCATATCCACTACATTCTATTTGACCTACCTGATTTATTCCCGAACCTGTTATCCACAGTCTATCTTTATGAACTGTTATATATGGTGGATTTGTCATAGCCATATTACTTGGTGACAATGCAGTAACAGACCAGGTTGTTCCCGAAACGCTTAATTTTTGTATTGGTGCTACACCAGTAGAAATATATAGATTGTTTTTCCAGGATGTAAAACAAACACCTTTTGCATTACTTATTGTTGAAGCAAAAGATATTGGAATATAACTAATCCCGTCATATCTATATAACAATAAATTCCCGGAACTATTTTCAAATGTTAATATTGTCTCTTTTTGTTTATCACCACTTACAGGGTTTGTAAAATACCATCTTGTTCCAGCAACACCTCTTATACCAATAGGAGTAACTCCTGTTTGTTCTATTTTCCTATACCCTTTTGTTTTTGTTAAGCAACCATTTTTATAATAAACATTATAAGAACCTTCATAATTTTCAGTTACTATAAGTTGGTCTTGGTCTAACAGTTCAAACGCCTTATTACAATTTATACCGCCAGTAAAATCATTGATAAATATAGGTGTTGCGCCTCTTATCATTTATATTCCTGTTATAAAATTATCCATATCGCCAACAACAGGGTTGATGTTGCCTGTTCCAACTCTACTATCAGCTTGCATATTATCTCTATAAAACCAATGTTGCTTAGCCATTTGTATTTTTTCACCCCATATTTCCCTAAAATATTTATACCTAACATCATCGCCTTGTAAACTCGCTTTCATACAAGCATAATGTATTAATATATCTTGATATATTGTAGGTATAATTGGAACATCATTATCATTAACCATATTTCCACCTTGTGTTAAATAAACAAGGATTATAGTATAAGTATTATTTGGAGTGGGTATAAAACCAATATTGTTCATTCTTAAATAGTAAGCATATGGAGTGCCAGTAGTAGATATTTTTAATGAATTTACATATCTATCTTTTAATAAATTGTTATAATTGTATATCACAGATACTTCTCTAATAAAATCGTTAGGTAAGGCATATTCCGCAGTTCCAGATACCGAAGTTATATTATATGCTTGTTCTACACCAAAATCTGTTATTAAACAAAATTGCCTTTCGCCTTCATTTAACCAATTTTTTAAATATGTCTCTACATATTGACCTTCATTGTTTGTTAGAAAATTAGTATCACGAAGCAAATACCGGGTTTCATTAATTAATTCTCTAAAAGTCATACTTTACCTCTTTATAAAAAGGTAGACAAGAGGTTAAACCCCTTGCCTACATTATTAGAAATTAAGATGCAGCAACAGTTGTTAAAGCGGTAAACATATAATTTGTTCTTCTTGATTTACAAACTAATTGTAAATATACTCTTAAATGAGATATTGCATAATCATAATCAGCAGGAACAAACCATTTTATCATACTAAACCCATATTTCAAAGGCATAACTCTCATTTCTGTTATTTCAGGCATTGGAAGTGTATAAAATTGAATATTTTTTGTATCGAGTAATAGTAAATCACCAGCAGGAACGTGTCTATCCCATGTAAAATCAATTGCCCCAAGTTTAACAACTTCCATCTCTTTAGACATCCAATTATCTGATTTATCATAATACATATATCTAACTTTTGGGTCTAAGACTTTTCCAAGATATTGAGTAAACAAATCAAGAGTAGTAACACCAAAATCAGGTCCACCTGCAATACCATATGAAGCACTTGCAATAGCATTATATAACAGTGTGGGAGTAAGAGTTGTTGTCAAACTATCAACAGTAGACTGCCATACAGCTGCATCCGCTGGGTCAATTCCAGCATAAGCAGCAGTTCCAATTGCATCATATAAACCATATATGTTAGCAGTAGTGCCTTTAGAAGCAAATATATGGTCTGATAAATCTTCTACTAATGAATAAACTTGGTTATCAATAGTATCTTTTAATAAATCTCTAATTTGAGTTTCACCAGCAGAATTTTGAGCCAAGTCTGTTCCGTATAATCTCATAGGTTTATCATAAAAAGACCAGTTTAATTCCCCTTTTGTCTCAAATTCGTCATTGGTAGAACCAAGTTGAGCCCCTCTGGTATAAGAGCCNCCTTGTGAGTTTAATGCATAAATAACAGGAAATTGAATTTTAGTACCACTTATTTGCTTTTTACCTTTAAAAAGTCTTTCAAGAACAGGAGTTGCAGTAGTAATATTGTCTATTGCAACCTTCTCAATATATTCTTTAGTAACAGTATTTAATGTATCGTATGTTAAAGCCATTTTTAATCTCCTTTAAAAATTTATTTTCTTTTAAATGCTTTCTCCCAAATGCTTTTAAAAATATCATCAGGGTTATCGCTTTGTTGAGTAGTAGCGTTGGGAGCTTGCGAATTTATTGTTTGCGGGTTATACCCTGTACCAAGTAAAGTCGCTTCGCTACTACTTTTTTCTTGTAACATTTTGTCATATCGTCTTGCCTTTTCTATCAATTCAAATAATTCAGGCAAACCGACATTTTCACCAGAAAACTTATCAGCATAGTTCTGGAACTCTTCATCAGAAAGGTCAGGAAATTTTTGTTTCAATACTTGTTTAGCTTTGTTTTCAATTTCTTCTTGCTCTCTTTGAGCAAGTTTATCTTCTAAGTTTTTAAGTCTTGTTTCATATTCACTTTGTGTTTCGAATGGTAATCTTATGCTATTGTTTACTATAGCTTTATCAGAATTAGACATTTTGTTGTCATTCTGCACCGTATTATTAAATACTTTTTTAAGTAAGTATGCTTTTGTATCTTCACCATTATCAACAGCTTCTTTATAAGCCTTAACGATGTCAATTAAATCAGGGTGCTCATCAAAAAAAGAATTAACAGTATCAAGTTGACCTTTAATATTTTCAATGTATTTTCTTTGATTTGCTAATTCTTGTTGACCTTGTGTAAGTTTTTTCCTCCAATTAGTTATATTAGAATGGTTTTTGTAAAATTCCTTAATAGCCTCAGGAGGGAGCGTTTTAATATCAAATTTTTGCCCATTCCATTCGAAAGAGTTATCATCTTTTGGTTGGTAACTATAAGTTTTATCGATATTAGCTGTCGGTCCTACATCTATTTTTGGTCTATCATTTTGAACAGCTGTATTTTCCTGGGTTTTATCAGGTGATTGCTCATCTGTGTCAAACATTATTCCCCCTTTTTGAGACGGTATATACCGTTGCTCTTCAATTATTATACGATGTTTTAGTTATTTTTTTAACATTTCAGCGATTTGAGATTTAAAATCATCAAAATCAACAGAATTTTTAATGATTTCAAGTAAATCTTCAATTTTAATCTTTGAAGACTTTTCTTCTTGTTCTTGTTCAGAAATTTCTTCTGTGTTTTCTTCTTTTTCGTCCGTGGTTGGTTTCTCACTTGTACCAAAGCCTACGACTACTTCTGCTGCTGGTTTTTTCTTTTGAACTTCATCAAAAATCTTGTTAAACTCTTCGTCTGTGTTTCTTTTCATTGTTATCCTCCATTTTGCATTTTTATTAATTCTTGAATTATTTGTTCCAAAGGAACACCTTTTTTCTGTAAATCTTTTAATATTTGTTGTGCATCAGATGGTAATTGAGCCAAAATCTCATCTATATTTATTGGTATTTCTTCTCCTTGTGACTGTTGTTGCTGTTGTTGCTGTTGTGGTAAATTCTGTGTTGGCATAGGAGATTGAGCCATTTCTTGTGATATTTGTGGTATTTGTGGTATTTGTTGTCCTTGCCCGCTCATCATTTGTGCCATAGCTTCTACAGGATTTTGTGGTTGGTTTTGTTGATTTTGTTGNTTTTGNTGNTTTTGCTGTGCTAACGCATATAATTTGCTTCTTTGAGGGAATTCTACGGCATCCAAAATAATTTTAGCTACTGTTTGAGCTGTTGGATCAGGAGCCAAAGCCATTTGAAATACTTGTTGACCTGCCAAATCGAGAGTTAATTTAGCTCTTGATAATTTATCTGTTGGCAAGCTATTGCTTTGTTCTATTGCAATTTCAAAATTACCTTGCAAATCTTGTGCTTTTATTTCAAAACTATCAGGTGTATATGTATCATTACCCACAATATTTATCTTTCTTTGTTCTACATAAAATTGTTGTATAATAGAGCCTATTAGATAAGCGCTATCCTTTATGCTCCAGGTAAGATTTTTTGTAGACATTCCTATTCTTGATGTTCCTGCTTCCCATAATCTTTCTAAACCGCTTGCTGTTCTATGTTGTGATTGACCTTCACCAAGTAAAACATTTGTTATCCCTGCTTGTCTCAGCATAGACTGTTCTATTTGCATTATTGAATTAGGTATTTCGGCTGGTAAACCTGCTGGTTTTATGCATTCTATCGCGCCTCTTGGAGCTTTTACTACTTGTCCTACTTTATTTATTGTAGTTCTTATTTCATCAAATGTTCCTGATTGCAAATAATTTGGGTCAACTACCCAGGTTGGATTTGTTATTTTTGCTAATATATCGTCTTGCTGTTGCAATAAATGGTTTAACATATCTTGCATTGGAATAAGCAATTCTACATCGCTATATCCTCTGATGGAGTGTGGCTTGTTATTCACTACAAAAGCCACATAGGGAGGTTTACCGTGATTATATGGGCTTTCTATATCCTTAACAATTAAATTTTTATTTATAATTGTTATAAATCTACCTTTTGGATAAGTTTTAGTTTCTTTCGTACCGATGTTTTCTTTGCTTGATAAATAAAATTCTTCAATTAGACAAACATCAGTTTTTATTGGAGCATTTTCTTGTGTTGCATTAGCAAAAAATCTCCATTGACCAAGTTCATCTCCTATATCATTGTCAGCTTCAATTTTATCAACATATTGCGGGAACATATTTTTAACAAGATTTAATGGCAATATGTTTAAATGTCTTATATATCTACATTCTTCAAGTGTATGAGCCAGCGGATCTTCTCTTATCGCATACGGATCAATTGGTATTATGCTAACATCTCCAATTTGTTTATTATCTACAATTTTAGTAGCATCCCAGGTTATCTTCCAAAAACCGACATTATAAACCATCGCATCTTGTGCAACTGTCGTTAATTTTAATAATGCTTTTTCTTTATTCCAGACATACGAGCCAACTATTTTAGACAGTTTTCTTGCTGTTTCTTCTTCTATCCCGCCTTTTTCATATGGAATAAAGGATATTGTTGGATCATCTTGAACTAATATGGGAAGTTTAGTTGATGTTATAACCTGTAGTAAGTTGTACATTACATTTGAAGTGTATCGTGGTAATGATTGTGTTTTTTGCAATCCTTGCCAATATTTGTAATTCTTATCGTAATTTTTTCTATGATAAGAAAATGCCTCATCGCTTTCCTCTCGATATTCATCAAGCCGGTATAATAATTCTTCTTGTTCTGGAGTAGTACCTGATAATATTTTTATTTTTCTTTTAGCCATTTATTTTTCCTTTATTTTATATCATTATGAAAATCATTATAATACCATACGCCCTTTTCTAACATTAGTTTTTCTTTTTGTTTCTTGCTCTTTATATAAATTGGATGATCATCAAGATAATAATCAATGTATTCTTGAAATATATCTAATTTAGGATTAGTAAATTCTCTTTTCATTTTACTGCCACAAATAGAACAATATTGATTATCTTTTTCTTCATGATTAACTAATCTTTCTTCGGTAATATTACATTTAGAACAAGTATAATCAAATACTACCATTGTATAACTCCTCTATAAATCTGTCATAAATAGCATCAGCTGTTGCTCCGAATTCTTCTCTTAATAATATATCTTTTTGAGGTGAATAAACTTCTATACTGTTATCTATTGTTACCATATCAAGTAAATATGCTAAAGCATCTACATGATCATCTTTTGATGTTATTCCAAAATTTAATAATTCATATTTTAATTGTTCGTGATCTTTCTTCATCTTAATCATGCCGTTGGCAAAATAAGGGAATAAAGCTTTTATTCTATCTCTTTTGTGTCTTCCTGCCGGTTTTAACTCTTCTACATTAAAAGCTATTCCTCTTGCTAAGAATTGTGATTGCAACCAATTTTTTAATAATACAGAAAAAGTCACGGATTCTATACCTACTCTTGTTAAAGCTTTTTTATGCCAAAACAAGTATTCATTAAAAATTGCATCAATTAATGTTTCGGGATTAGTTTTATATGCTTGTGAATTTACAACATAAAAATACCCATCACTACCTTTACCTATTGTTAATATTACTGCATTATCTGCTGATTTAGTAGCTCCAACAGATGGATCACAAATGATATAAATTTCTCTTATGACTGGTAGTTGTTCATAGTAAGATAACCAACTTTCAGAAAATGTTGAACTTTCATCCGACAAAGGTGAGCACATCATTTGACAACTAAACCAATGTTGGTTTTTCATCATGCTATTTACTTCTTCCCAAGTAACGCCTGCGCCTCCTTTTCTATGTCTTGGGAATATTAATGTTTCATTTTCTATTACACTTCGCTTATACAAGGCATAATCCTCGTTTTCAAGTATCCAAGAATAAAAATCGTCCTTGCCATAAGGAGTACCTGCCATTATTTTTAATCCACCGCCGATTAAAACTGCTTTACTTATTTGTAAATATTTATTTTTTAATAATTGTAATTTTTCAGGGGTATCCCAATTACTTTCATTTTCCAGGTCGTCAAAAATAACCTTTTCGGCGTGTCTACCTGCTATACTGCCATCTATACCCATAGCTTGGATAGTTGGTGAAGGCAATACATAATTGTTTAATGTTTTAAATTGAAGTGCATCTCTTTTCCAACAAGGGCTTTCTTTTTCGGGTTTTTCCCAGAATATTTCGGGGAATAAATAATATAATTCAGGTTTATTTGCATGTTGTTTTATTTCGTATATAAATTCTATTGCTTTACTAAATATGGCATTAACTATTAAAGTTCTTTTGTTAGGATTATTAATAATATCCCATAATGTTTTAGCTATGGTAACAAGAGAGGATTTTAAGTGACCTCTTGGTATCATAAAAAAAACAGGTTTATCTTGCATTAACAAATCGCATACTTCATCATGTAATCCTCGAACTAAATCTATATATCCAAGATATTCATAAGCGAAATAAAATAAATCATTTTTTATTTTATTTCTTTCTTGTTTCCATTGTTCATAATTATTAATTTGATTTTCCATTTTCTTCTTTCTCTTTTTGCAGATAATATAGATTTAATTTATCAACTTCTATTTTTTGCTTTTTATCTTTATTAGTTAATAATTCTAATGCTTTAATAGTCGCTCTTAAAGCAATATCTTTGACATCACATTCCATTAATTCTTTTAATTTCGAAATCGTATATTCTAAATTTATTCCGCCTTCTTCAAGTTTAATCTTAATATCATTTAATTCTTCATTTTTATTTGTTATCTCTTTCTTCATTTATATACCTTTTTTTAAAAACAATTTCATTTTCATCTGTTTCTATTTCTTTATCAGCTAAATCTATATATATTTTTTTCTTATTTATATTCTTACTATTAACTATTATATCTGTATTATTATTAATATATTCTATTAATTTATTAGTTATATTGTATAATTTAATTAAATAATATATGATAATAATTATTAAAGATAATATTAATATATAAATAGCAAAATTAAAAAACATTTAATCATCCTCTATTATTATACTAATTATTAGATTTTTTATCTTCTTTATCTAAATTCTCAAAAGATACACTATATATCTCCTGAGGTCTTAAAGGTTTAATAAATTTTAAATATTGTATGAAATCATTACTGTAGATCTTATATTCTATGTCTTTAGCTTCTTTTATTCCCCATATTGCATTTATACAGAATATATAATAATAAGCAACTATATCCTCTTCCTCTAAATCTTTTAACCAATCCCTTTTATCCTTCCATAAAGTCATTTTTAATTTACTCGCTTTCCTTAATAATTTCCCATAATTCCTTTTAAAAAAAATGTCTATATCTTCTTTTAACATTTTTTGCCTCAATGTTTTTTTTATTTTAATTTTCAAAATATACCATTTTTTATATTCAAAAATCCTCTTAAATAAAAGATAATTGATTTTATGTTAAATTATACTATAATATTTTTTTCTTTCTTTAAAATGCCTTAAAATCATTTTTATCGTTTTATATCATTAACTATCACTTTTTTTATAATATTTATTTTTTATTAGTCAATAATTTAATATATATAATTATAAATTATTAATAAAATTAATTGTTTATAACTTGTTATTATGTTGTTAATAAATTGTTATTATTTAATATAGTAGCTTTTTGAAAAATATCCCA